TATTTATGTTTCTGTGATATCCACTGTGCCATCCTGCAAATATTATTCCTTTATAATTTTGCAAGAATTCTTTGCTTGTATTAACAAATTGTTCATCCAAAAATATTACCGCATCACTTTCACAATACTTTGCACTGTGATTAACTGCAAGAATAAATCCATTGTCTTTTATTTTTTCAAAATCAAATTCCTTCAAACTTGAACCACTGCCTATTATATAACAATCTTTACCTTCCAACATCCCTTCAACTGGTGTATATTTCCCTGTACAATACATTGCTTTTAATTTTTCAAATGTTTGCTCATCTGGCACAAATTTCCCGCTTCTTATCAAATTTGCACATTCTTCAAGCGATAGTTCAGCCCATTGACCAACAACAAAATTCATCATCTTGCCATCATACCAAATATCATTCCAGTCAGTTCGCCCAACGTATTGTACCTTACCTGTCATCGCAGCCCCATATCTTTATAAAATTTCAAATTGATTTCACCAACTGCTACATAATATTTGTCATTGATATCTTGAGCAACATCAAAATTTATTGCACTTCCTGGTAATAATCCGTTCACTGTGTTGCCAATTGTTTTATCAATTTTTATCGCTTGCATGATATCTTCATATACATCCAACAATCCTTTTACTTTTTTTATATCATCCCCCACCAATGCAGTTCCGATAATTAAACTCCTTGTTGCAAATTGAATTATCACTGAATATATAATACGTTCAATATCTGCAATTGGTATATCAGTTGGTGATGTTGTTTCTATTGTCATTGTTGGGGATGGTACAATATTGAAAAACGGGTATTTGTTTAGTTGTATTAGTTCAAACGTATCTTTGCAATAATAGCCTTCCTGCAAATAACTTACATTGTTCTTAATCTGTTCTGTTAACTTTCCCAATAACTGTTTCACTTTTCGCCTGCCATCTTTAACAATGTATTTTTAAGCCAGTTATAAGTAAAATTTGCATGCACTGTTCCATCATTGAATCTCTTTGCATCCAGTGTCAGAAAAGTATTTACTCGCAATGCAGTATATTTGTATATCGGCCTTGCTGGTATTTTGTCTCGGCCTTCGTGGAAGCTTCTTGCATACGGCATCCCATCTTCAACGGGTATCGCTTCATTTAATTTCCAGATTAAACTTTTTTCAGTCATCTTTATAATTGCTTTTTGGCCTGCAGCTGTTCGCAATTTCCCTGTTCTTACACCAATCCCTGGTGGGTAGCCGTATTTCATTTTCATTTCTTTATATTTTTCTTTCAGGCTTGCCCAGCCTTTATGATCATCAATCGTTGGGTGGAATTCATAAGAAACAAACTCTTGTATTTTTGGTATCATTGCAATCCATAACGGTCTTGCATCACCTGTCCCTTCTCTCAACTTATTCAACCATTTAATAACTTCTTGCTTGTTATGTATATCAAGACCATAGACAATCATTCGTCATACTCCACATCGTTCGTGCTTTTATTATCATCACCAAAAAATGTCTGTTCACCTTTGATATTATATAATTTCGTTCTCTTTCTTTCTATTGCAGGATAACTTTTAGTTGTAATATTCACACCATCCAGCTTCACATTGCCATTGACAATATTTTTCAATAATTTCTCATATAATTTATTAAAAAATTGCACATCAGACACTTCATCAATTTTTCTACTTGCACCATAGTATGCGGCAAGCAGAAGTTCGCAGGTTTTGTATGTACACAATAAATTCAGCGCAAGGGAATTTTCAAGGCTTGATAATTGTTCTGTACTTGCATAATCACTCAAATCAACCAAAACAACATTTTGTGCAGTTGCAATATAATCTGTTATTTCAGTGTCTGGTATATCAATTTCACTTATTTTCTTTGACAATCTTCTCACATCTTGAATAGTGCAAAACATATTATCACCTCAACTTTTTTGGTTGTAACTGCGGTGCGCCATGCCAAATGACAACACCGCAGTCGAACAACTCTATTGCCACATCATCCAACCTGCTTATGCTACAACATTACGTAGTAAATACCAACATTTTAGTTGGGCTTCAAGTATGTCGTAATCCCATTCAACCAATATCTTTGTACCATTTGGGTCGGTAACTCGTTCCTTGCTTACCTTTCTGCCATCATACTCCATAGTAAGTATGCCAAACATACTGTCAACACCTGGATTGTCTGGCACATAGCCAATAAGGATATTGTTGCCGAATGGATTGCTTACTGAAGCAGATGTACCTTTGTTATATGCTCCAACTCTTCCATTGCTTATAACAACCTTTAGCCCTTTGATTACAGGTGGTAGCCCAACCAATTGCATAACTTGTCTTTGAAATTGTGCAGTTACTATCTCCATACCATACTGGTATTTTAAAGTATCTTTCACAAATCCAAGATTTGCCACATACAATGCAGCTTCAAACGGTATCACTATTGTGTTCGCAGTTGCTCCGCAATTGTTGTAAATCGTTTTAACTGCTGTCAGAATAGCAGTTTCAAATGTGTCACTGCCACCAGTTTCATTTAACTGATTATATCCTGATGCGGCCAAATTGAGCGTCTGCGTAACTTTGCTTGTATTTGTCAAAATTGATGCAACTCGCATTTCATGTTTGAGTAACAATCTGTGAGTTAGTTTATTTGTTGTTCTCTGTTCCATGTTAACAATTTGCGATGCATTCTTTGCTTCTTTATCCAGGATTATTTCATGTAAGGCTTTCCTGGTTGTTCTGTATGAATATGGTGTACCTATTTCATTGTCTATACCGTTTGACTGCACTGCCTCTGCATTATCATTTACTTGCATAATCGCATCATCAGCGTCAACAAAAACCTTGTCACTGAAAAACTCCACAGGGACAACAGGTGCTATTATCTCACCTATTAAATTTCCCCGGGGATATGCTAACGATAAACTTGTTAAATAATCATCGTATCGTGTAATCCCTTTCATTATCAATTACCTCCTGAGCTTGGTGTTTCAATGTACATCTGGTGAATTATTACTGGTATAATTTCACCATCTTCCCAATCCTTTGTTGCAACACCGACGCACCAACCTGTTTCAGTTTTTCGTGCTTTGCCTGCACCACCTGTGGTAGCGATTACAAGCGCAAACTTTGAACCAGTACCAGACATCTTCAGGTATGATATACCTGAATAACGAATTGCAACTGGGTCACCTGATGCATAACTTGATTTCCCATTTTCGCCTGCGTCACCACTTATCCCAAGCGGATAAACAGCTGTGCTGGTAGCTGATACAACACCATCAGCAGCTGTGCCACCAGTGACAATTCTGTAGACTTCAATTGCATCTTCAGCAACACCCTGAATTTTCAATAAATCTTTCTGCTCTGTTATACCTGCTGTATAAGCCATTTATGTTACCTCCACTATTTTATAATTTCCCGGCCTGCTTTCATTAAGGCTTCATGTTCAGACATTCCCTGTTTCATATACTCCTGCGCTTTTGTTCTAACTGCTTTAATGCTGTCATCACTCGGCGCAGATAATTCGGTAACAGTCTTTTCGCTGAAGTCAACCTTTTGGCCAGGATAATTAGTAAAGAAGTCTTTAACAATCTCAAACACACTGACATCTGCTTCAATTGTTTTGTCATCAATTATTTTGCTCATCTTAATTGTTTGCTCTTCAATTTCAGACATCAGTAAAGGTTTGAGTTTGTCGATAACTACCTTCGGCACGCCATCATTCAAAGCCTTACTGCACAATGCTTCGGCTTTCTCTTTGCGTGCCTGCTCTTTCATTGACAAGATGTACTCGCCGAAGTTTTTCTGCTGTTCTTCTTTCTCCATCAGTTTTTTCTTCAGGTCGTTCATCTCTTTTTTAATTTCTTCATATTGAGCAACGCTCAACATAATTGTGTCCGATATTTCGGCTTCTTTAGGCTTCGCCTTTGTTATACCTAATTTATCGGACAATTTCTTGATGAAAGTCTCGTCGTTGAGAGTTTCTTCAAGTTTTACGTTTTCGTTCATTGTCTTCACCTCTTCTTGTATTATTATTATGTCACCACAACCGAGACCTTCGCTCATAGCAACATCCGTGATGTGCTTTTGTGATGGCATATTTGTTAATGCAATCGCTCGTAACACTTTTTGTCCTGTGCCACGCCAGTTAAAGACTATCTCTGGCGACACAGCCTTAAACATCTTTCCAAATACATCTTTCAACATTGCAGGTATTCGCCCGATTTTCGCTTTCAGGCTTTTCCCATCATCGCTGATTTTTAAGTCTT